CCAACAATAGCTGATGTAAATAATCTTATTAATAATGTTGCTATGCTTGGGTTCAAGGTAGCAGTAAATGGAAGTTTAGCAAAATATAATTTAGTAGATCAGGTTGTAGATGAATTTAATGATGCAACTGGAATTGATGCAGCTGCAAGCACGAATGAATCAGTAGGTGGAACTGGAACCGCAAAATATTATTTTGGTGGTACTGCATCATCATCTAATACAACTCAAACATATTCATACTCTGGAAGTGACACTACAATTTCCCTCAATAATGGCCAAACTGTGAGTGGAACAGTCAAATTATGGGGTGCTGCTGGAGGAACAGATAGTAGTCCAAGTGGATCAGGACATTATGGTGGTGGAGGTGCTTTTGTATCTGGAACGTTAAGTTATACATCTGATGGAACTAATTTAATTATTTCTGTTGGACAGGGTGGATTGGTAGGTCAGAAAGGTGGATCTGGTGGTAATGGTGGTGGATATAGTGGAATATTTTTAGGATCAAAAACTCATGGAAACACATTAATTATCGCTGGTGCAGGTGGTGGTGCTGGTGATTCTGGATCAGCACATGGTGGTACTGGTGGTGCTTTTGGTGCAACTGCTGGTGATGGACAAGGTTCTAATGGTGGTAAAGGTGGACAACAAGGAGCTGGTGGTGCAATCGGATCAGGTGCTGGATCAGTAAATGCAACTCCTGGTGCTGCTTTATCTGGTGGTGCTGGTGGTGCGAATGAAGCTAGACAACAATCTCAAAGTTATAATGGTGGTGGTATTCAAGGTCAAGAACCTGGTGGATATCTAGGTGGTGGCGGTGGTGGCGGAGGTTACTACGGCGGTGGTGGAGGTTCTGGTGGAAATGAAGGAGAAGGTGGTGGAGGAGGTTCCAGTTTTTACAACACTGGATCTTACTGGTCAGGAACTCCATCAAGTACAGCTGGAAATGCTCAGACTTCTGGTGGTGCAAGTGACGGAAACTATCCAGGTGGTGGTGTTGGAACTGGTAGTAATGGTTCTGCTGGTACTGGTGGACATGGTGCGATTTATATTAATATTAATCTTAGTACAACATCTCAAGCAGATCTTACACTTCAATCAGTTGATGCAACTGCTCAGTCAGCTCCTTCAACAGCAGATTTAGTTATGTTGATGGAGAATGGTATTGGAACTGCAACTTTAAATACAGACATCAAAGCATTCATATCAAGAGATAGTGGTACTACTTTCACTCAAGGAACATTAGTTGATGAAGGAACTTGGGGAACAACTGCGAAAAGAATCGTAGCATTTCATAATCTTGACATTTCTGGACAACCAAGTGGAACTTCTGTATGTTACAAAATTACAACTCATAACCAGAGTGGATCAAAAGAAACAAGGGTTCATGCTGTTTCTCACGGATGGAAATAATAAATAACTAAATGGCATCTGAAATTCGTGTAAATCAAATACAAAATCGAAGTGGGTTGACTACAACCACCTTTACGGATACTGGTGTCACAATAGCAGGTATCTTAACTGTAAGTCAAAATTTAAATGTTGGTGGTGTATTAACATATGAAGACGTAACAAATATAGATTCAATAGGAATAGTAACAGCGAGAGCAGGGATAAATTTAGTCGGTAATGATTTAAATGTAGGAAGTAATATTAAGATTGGTAATGCAAGTGGTATTGTAACTGCAACAAGTTTTGTAGGAAGTGGTGCAAATTTAACTGGAATCACACAGACAACAATAAACACCAACGCAGATAACAGAATTATTACTGGCTCTGGTACTGCTAATACTTTAAATGGTGAAGCAACTTTAACTTACGATGGTAATCAGTTGAATGTTGTGCAAACTACAAGTTCATCCGACTCAAAAGTTGTTGTCGCAAACTCTAACACTCCTGGCTCTGGAGCTTTAAGACTTGAGTTTCAATATGGAACAGGAACTACAGAAGGAACGAATAGATTTAGATTTGGATATGTTGAGGGATATAGACAGAGTGGATCAAACGATGGTGGATTAATATTTGGAACAAAACCAAGTAACGCTGGTGCTCCGACTGAAAGACTTCGCATCGACTCAAGTGGAAAAATAGGAGTTGGAGGTGCTCCAAGTGGTTGGCAAGCAGCAACTACCTCTAAGGTTATACAAATTGGAAACGCTAGTATTTTTAATTATAATGATGCTTACTTCCATGTAGGTCAGAATTTTTACTATGATGGTAGTAACTATAAGTACGTAGCAAATGGTTTTTCATCTAGATTAATACAAAATGCTGGTGAATTTACTTTCATACAAGCAGCATCAGGTTCAGCAAATGCAAATATAACTTGGTCAGATAGATTAAAAATTGACACAACTGGTAGAATAACCCAAAACGGGACAACTTCTGCAGATACAGCATCCGCATTAACACTTAAAAATGGTGTTACAGGTAATGATCATACAATACTTGAATTAATATCTGATCCAAATCAAACATCAAGGATTTATTTTGGTGCAAGTGATGACAGGTATAAAGGTCAAATATATTATAAAGACAATGATCACTACATGATGTTCCGTACAAATGGTACTGACAGAATGCGTATCTCATCAGCAGGATATGTAACAAAATCAGCACATCCATCATTCTGTGCTCGATTTCAGAGTGGTGATGGTTATGCCTCAACTAATATATTTCGTTTAACTGGCATAAATAACGATAATTTTACTTGGAATACTGGAGGTCATTACTCTACAAGCACTGGTAAATTTACTGCACCTGTCGCTGGAGTATATTTCTTTGAAGGTCAGGCAATGACAACTGGACATAGTAATGGAGACAACATTCAAGATATGATGGAACTTCGTACTAACAATGGTTTAGTAACTTATTGTAGGCAGAGAAGAACTTATTTTAGGAGTGATGCGGATGCAAATGGATACTATGTTAATGGTACTTCAGGACAGGTGAATCTCGCTGTTGGTGATACGGTATGGTTTCAACGCAGAAGTGGTCTAGGTTATTCATATGGTAATTCACATTACACATACTTCACTGGTTGGTTAATAGGATAAGTAATCAAAAAGTAATAACTTCCTAAATATAATTACCTACATCGGAACTTGCGTGATATTAGCAAGGAGATTATAGGGGAAGAGTTTTTACACCAAGATGGACGATATCCAAAAAGAACTTAAAGATGTGCAAAAGAAGATAGATGATATTGAAAAAAAGCAAGAAATGTTAAAACGGATACAAGATTTAGACCGTTTACGTGAGGAAAAGCAAGCAAAACGACCTACTGGACATTACAATGAAAAGTGATATACTAGATAATAAAAACAAATCCACGATGATAAAGCAATTCATTACAGAGTTTCCTTTGTCTGATGTTCCTATAGAAAGGACTGTCACAGAGGAGAAGATACGGAAGTACACCTATACCAAAGAGGAAGTGGATGTGCTCATTTCTAATGCTGTAAAGGAAGCAGTTGAAGAAGCAGTAAAGATTGATGAGGCATCAATGGCAAAGCATAATCGTGATGCAACTGTCATTAGTATGATACTTGGGTTTACTACACTTGCATTGTTTGTTGATGGATTGTTAAGAATGTTAGGCATAATCCCACCATTCATGGATATTGATGTTAATATATTAGAGAGGATTGTTGATAGAGTTGAAGTCGATGTGATTGATAAAATCAAACAAGTTCCTATACAAAAATTATTTCATCGATAATGAATGACGTTATATTTCTGGTATGCTTCGTTGCAGTATTCGGAGCAACCTTTGCGTTCATGTGGAAAATGATGGGATCTACATTATCAACTTTTGAAAAAACATCAGTTAATTCTTATGGTGATGTGATGAGATCTTATAAAATGCCAGCACCACATCCAGAGATGGAAGGTATTAAGTATGGAGAGGAGTTGTTAGTATTCAATCCAGAGGAAGAAGATGATGACGATGAAGATGATGGTGATATTGTAGTGAGAGCTTGACAGGGAAACGATAAGACCTTATAATGCAGAGGTAAACCGATATAGTGTAATGACACTCACCTCTAAATTTAAGAAAGACATAAGCACTCTCCGTGCTGCAGCGAACAAAGAAATATTTTTGGATGTTAAATATCCAAAGTTATATAAGAAAGTAAAAAGATATTACGAAGGG